TGTCAGTGTACCCAGGGAAAGTGTTCCGCCGACAGGGTGGTGCACCTGGACAGGCCATCTTCGGTACAAAGTTCCCCAACGTGGCTCAAGAGAATATGCAACTCTTTGATAAAGCTCGTGTCCTAGCTGATGAAAGCACAGGCTTCCCTAGCTTTGCACATGGTCAGACAGGTGTAAGCGGTGTAGGTCGTACTGCATCTGGTATCAGTATGCTTATGTCTGCAGCTAATGGCAGCATCCGTACTGTTGTAAAGAACGTAGATGACTACTTGATTCGCCCTATTGGTCGTGCCTTCTTTGCGTTCAACATGCAGTTTGACTTTGATGAAGAGATCCGTGGTGACTTGGAAGTACATGCATCTGGTACAGAAAGCTTGATGGCTAACGAAGTACGGTCACAGCGTTTGATGCAGTTCTTGCAGGTAGCACAGAACCCAGTCCTAGCTCCGTTTGCTAAGATGGACTACATCATTCGTGAGATTGCTAAGTCTATGGATCTAGACCCTGATAAGGTTACAAACTCCATGCAAGATGCGGCTGTCCAAGCTGAGATCCTCAAGGGCTTCCAACAGCCTGCTGCAGCGCCTGAAGCTGGCCCAGAGGGGGTACCTGCCCCAGAAGGTCAAGGAGGTGCTCCACAAGCTCCTATGGGAGGTGTACAGGATACTTCAGGAGGTGGCGGAGGTCAGATTGGAATCGGGACAGCACCAACACCAGGTGAGCAAGGATTTACTGGACAATGAGCCTGAAGAAACTCGTAAACGATAAAAAGCTAATGGATGAGTTTATCAAACACCTTGATGATCTCATCTACCTACAACATAAACAGATGGAGCAGGTTAAAGAGCCTGCCAGCTTGTATCAAGCGCAGGGTGCTATTATGCAACTGCGTAAGTTAAAGTTGCTTAGGGAGACAGTGAATAATGGCTAAACGTCGAGATTATCGAAAGAGTTTGGATGATATGTCACCTGAAGAGAGAGCAGAAGTTGCTCCAGGTTTCATACCCTCTGACGATGTAAAAAAGCCCCTAAGTGTTAAGGTAGCAGAAGAGGCTGTTAGTCTAGCTACACCCTTAGACTCTATTGTTGAAATCAACAAAGAGCTTGAAAAAGAAGAGCCTGACTACTTAAAGATTGGTATGTTAGGTGGCATGGAAGCTATAGGTCTTATTCCTGGGATAGGGTCTGCTGCTAAGACTATGGTTCGTAAGGGTGCAGACATGGCACGTCAAACGGATAATGTCTTAGATGCAGCAAGCAGCGTGCCTAAAGTAGCAAAAGATATAAAACCTCAAATGGTAAACGAAGACTACGATAGTCTATTCTTAGCTCTAGATGAAGCAGTCAACCCTACAGAATGGCAGAAGGGCGCTAAAGAACTTATCAAAAAAGGTCGTGTCGCTGATCCTAGTATTAAAACACCCGAATTAGAAGACTCAACTAGGATGCTACTAGAGAATAAAATCTCTAGAGAAGAACACCTAGCCAACGTCGATAAATATAAGCCTGTTAATGCTTGGGACGCTTTACCTCGTGAACCTAGTGATAAAGCCCTTGTGTTTGCTTTAGATACTAATAAACGTAGTGATGGTTTATTTGTACTTGATGATGCAACAGCAGAAACACTAGGTGTAACACCTTCGTCTTTATCTGTTGGTATGCGCTTTAATGGTCGCCTAGATATCCCTGCGTATACGAATAATGATACATGGGTTGTAGCTGGCACATCTCCTGCAGTTAAGACAGCAGATGGTAAAGGTGTCACTACATATGCTAAAGCTATTCATTATGTTTCTGATGGTGACAAACCTGTTAAGTTTTTAGCTTCTGAAAAAATGAGTTCTAAGATTGGTACAGGTGAAGCTAATAAGACAGGGTATGCTACTGTGTCTGGTGTTGTAGGTGATCTAGATGCCGAGGCTATTCGAACTAAGGCTGCAGAATACTTAAACGATCCTGAGTGGACACAGGTGGGTTTTGATCCTCGTAGGCAAGGTGGTTTTTATGTACGTGCAGGTGAAAATAAACATGTACCAATACGTGAAGCAAGTGAAGTAATACAGATAGGTCCGTTAGTTCTAGCACGTAATGCTAAGTTGGACTTTGAATATCAAGGATATAACGAAGGCGGTATGGCTATGGATAAACAAAAGAACTTAGTATTTAAGTCATCTCAGGGTTATGCACTTGGTGGTGCAGTAGACGCACAGATGGAGGCTATGCTTTCAGAGGATGTAGACCCTGTGTCAGGCAATGAAGTACCAACAGGCGCACTACCAGAGGAAGTACGTGATGACATTCCTGCGCAACTAAGTGAAGGCGAGTATGTTGTACCTGCTGATGTTGTACGTTACTTTGGTGTAGCTTTCTTTGAGGATCTACGCAATAAAGCTAAAGCAGGTTGGCAAGAGATGGAAGCCAATGGTCGTGTTGGTGGGGAGCCTATCGGTATGGAGATGGGCGCAGATGACTTGCCTTTTGATATTTCTGAACTCTCTATTGTAGATGATGGTATGCCAGAACAACCAGAAATGGCTAAGGGTGGTATGATTTCTGGTTATGCTTTGGGAGGTGAAGTTGTCGCTAATACAAATCCGTATGCTGAAGCTATTACAGAGGAGGCTACGGGTAATATAGATACAAGCTTGTATGAAGAAATGTTAGCAGAACTACCTCCAGAGTTTTTAGAGGCTGCAATGATGGATAACACTTGGCAACCTAATAAAGAAAAAGAAGACGTTACAGAGACGAAGACCTATACAAACGCTGCAGGTATGACACTCGTTGTTCGCTTTGTTAACGGTAACCCTATGTCATATATTCCTCCTGGCTATAAAGAGGTTGGCTCTACTACGGAGGCTCTTACAGAACAACAGAGGCGACAAGCTGAAGAAGCAAAGAAAGCGTCTGAGGTAAGTGGTCCTAACGACGATGGTAGTAACGCTACACCTGAAGCTACAGAGGTGGCTGATCTAGGTAAACTTGGAGACTTTGCAAGAGATGTTATAGGCAGTACTGTTGTGGGTAAGATAGGTTTAGCTGTAGCAGATGCACTAACAGGTAAAGATAAAGACAAGGAAGCAGAAGAAGAAGATACTACAGAAGATACAAAAGCTACACAACCTGCTGAAACTGATGTAGAAGAGGCACCTGAAGCTGCACCTGAAGCAGTACCTCAAACACCTGAAGCTACACAGCCTGATGATACCGCAGAAGGTGAAGAGGGTGAAGAAGGTGATGACAATGGCGACCCTGCTGCAGGCGATGTATATGGTGGCCCCGACGGTCGAGGCGGTATTCGATAATAAACTCTAACCCAACCAACATAACTATAAGGCTACCCAGCGTCACAACGGCGCTGGCCCCAACATAAAAGGAAACACAACATGGTTGAACAAGTACAAGTACTCAAGACAGATTCATACTCTCACGAGTCAAACAAGAAGCGAGTCGAGAAAGACGAAGCGGAACTTAAAGCGCTCATGGAGCAGGCTTTTGGAAAGCAAGACGATGCAGAAGAAACTACGGAGACGGAACCCAGTAGCCCAGAGCCTGTCGAACCCGAAGTACAGGCAGAGGGTGATACCGAACAAAAAGCTCCCAAAAAGAAAACCGAAGCACGTGAAGATGATGATGCTGACCTAAGTGCAGAAGAGAAGAGCTTTAAGAAGCGCTACTCTGATATCCGTCGGCATATGCAAGAGAAGGAAGCGGAACATAAAGCGGAACTTGAACGGCTAAAATCTCAGCTAGATAAGTCTAAGAATAATGAGCTTGTACTACCTAAGAGTGAAGAAGAGATTGAAGCATGGGCTAAGAAGTATCCTGATGTAGCAGGTATCATTGAAGCTATTGCAGATCGTAAAGCCTCAGAGAAGTCCTCAGATCTAGATAAACGTCTCAAAGAGATTGAAGAGATGCGTACTCAAGCACGTAAAGAGAAAGCAGAGGCTACTCTCTTGGGTGAGCACCCTGACTTCTACGAGATCCGTGCTGACGATGCTTTCCATGAGTGGGCTGCTAAACAAAGTAATGCCCTACAGAAAGCACTATACGATGACCCTGACAATGTTAAGGATGTTGCATGGGCTATCCGTATGTACAAAACTGACATGGGTATTAAGTCTAAGAAGACTAGCCCAGATAAAGATGCAGCCGCTTCAGTTAAATCTAAGCGTGCAGCAGTAGAAGCAGACAGTAGCAAAGGTCGCTGGCTTGAGTCAGAGGTAGCTAAGATGTCTGCAAAAGAATACGAGAAGCACATGGATGCTATCCAAGAATCTATGCGCTCTGGTAATTTTGTCTACGATATTAGCAAAAAGTGATTGACAATAGTCTAATCGTAGGTAAAACTATAGCATATACACATTAAGCGTGTGTATGCTTTTAATTAGCAACACTTTCCCACAATAAGAACTACCCAATAATAAAGGCCCAGCGCATAATAGGACGGCCATCCTTACATGCAAAGCTGACTACCCTTACATTATCGGCCTCTTTTCAGTGGATATGTTGTATCTCTCAAATGCCCCATATCTATATGAAAGGAATACAAATATGATTACGGCAGCATCGGGTGGTATGGCTGGAGCGTTTAGCCCAGTTATCTACTCCAAACAGGCGCAGATTGCTCTGCGTAAAGCAGCGGTTGCAAACGCAATCACTAACTCTGAGTACTTCGGTGAAATCGCTAACCAAGGCGACACTGTTCGTATCATGAAAGAGCCTGATGTAACTGTTAACGCTCTTCAGCGTAACACAACCATCACTGCTCAAGAGCTTGATGACAACGACTACCAACTTGTTATCGACAAAGCTAACTACTTTGCGTTCAAGATGGATGACATCGAAGATCAGTTCTCTCACATCGACTTCGTTAACCTAGCTTCCAACCGTGCAGCATACAAAATGGCTGACGCAATGGACTCAGAAGTTTTGTCTTACGTATCTGGTTACGACACTTCTGGTGCACGCATCACTACTGTTGCAGGCACAGGTAACGGCGATCAGTCTGGTGGCACTATCACTACTGGTGAATACCTTGACAGCAACGTCATTGACGCAGCTACATTCACTGGTCAGTTGACAGGCGTAACAGGCGAAGCTGCTGGCGATTCTATCCCAGTTGCACCACGTATGCCAGGCGCACAAGCTCTAAGCACTACTACTGTTTCTCCTTTGCAAATCGTTGCTCGTATGGCTCGTTTGCAGGACGTACAGAACGTAGACTCTCGTGGTCGCTGGTTGGTTGTTGACCCAGTATTCGTTGAGATGCTGAAAGACGAAGACTCCCGCCTATTGAACGCTGACTTCGGTGGTGCAGGCTTGCAGAACGGCTTGATTCTTAACAACCTACATGGCTTCCGTGTATACGTTT